GAAGCTGGAACGCTTCAAGGATGGTTTCGCCGTTATCGGGATGGCACTGGTAATACAGAAGTTGGTTTTAGTGATGCATTGTTATTTACGGGCAATGTAGGGTCTACAAAAGCAGAACGAGCCCGTATCGACTCCAGCGGTAACTTGCTGGTGGGGACTACGAGTCAAACAAATACGCCAACTACAGGAGTACAGCTAGTTAATTATGCTGGCTCTATTGGGATTGTTAGTGTGGGACACGCCACTGGAACCGCAACTGGAAATTATTATTCTACTTTTGCTTATGCAGGCGGCTTAATTGGCTCCATCACTCAATCAGGTACAACAGCAGTTTTGTACAACGTCACATCTGACCAGCGATTAAAAGAAAACATCCAAGACGCTGACTCAGCATCTACCTTGATTGACAGCCTGCAAGTGCGCCAGTTTGATTGGAAAGAAGAAGGCTCACACCAGCGTTATGGCTTTGTCGCACAAGAACTTGTAACCGTGGCTCCAGAAGCTGTGCATCAACCCGCTGACCCAGAAGAAATGATGGCAGTGGACTATTCCAAACTTGTACCAATGCTGGTCAAGGAAATCCAATCACTCCGTAAACGCCTAGCAGACGCAGGCATCGCTTAACCTAAAGGAAATATCATGACTATCGCATACAACTGGCAAATCGTACAGACCGACTACTTGGTAGCAGACGGATTTATAAATTGTGCGCATTGGACAGTAAACGCTGTAGATGGTGACTACACCGCATCAAGCTACGGCACTTGCGGCTTTGCTGCTGCGACCCCTGCTATCCCCTACGCCAGCGTGACCGAGGCTGAAGTCCTTGATTGGTGCTGGGCTAACGGCGTAGACAAGGACGCAGTAGAGGCAAGCCTTGCTGCTAACATTGCTTTGCAAAAGAATCCTGTAACTGCTGCTGGCGTACCCTGGTAATAAATTATGACCGATTACACCCGTCTCCGCACTCCGTTTGTAAATATGTCGTTTACACCCGATGTGCCTTCCAATGCACTTGGCCCTAACGAATACAACAGCGGTTTAAACGTTGAGGCTGATGTTCGTGGGATTAAAAAGGTTTCGGGTGAACAGTCTATTCTTTCTACTATTCCTGGTAACGTTGTTTTCATGGATGGTGGATTTAGAAACAATAATGCTTGGGTTTATATTGCTGCTACTCGTGAGGGTAAGTGGTATATGGTTACCTCCTCCGGTATCACAAACATTACACCTGGTGTTGGAGCTAATCCAAACGTTGCTTTATCTGGTTATTCCGACGATATAAACATCACTACTTCTTGGGTTGGTGAGGTGTTTTTTATTAATGATGCTCTTAGAGCGCCAATGTATTTCCTGCCAACAGCAACGGAAATCTACCTTTATGGTGCTGCTCCTGATAACTACGTTTGGAACTATGATATTGGTGTATCTGCAACTCGTGCTGAATTTGTACGCAACTATTGCTCTCCCAACGTTGGAAACATCTTAATTGCTGGAAATCTTACAAAGGATTACACCAGTAGCGGTCTTACAGTGAACTATCCAACTACTGTACGTTGGTCACAAAGCTTTGCAAATACAGGCGTTCCTGCTACTTGGGCTCCTACCCTTACCAACATTGCTAACGAGCAGGAAATACCCGTTCGTGGCCCTATTGTGGACGGTTTCTTCTTAGGTGGAAACTTCTACGTCTGTTCCTATTGGGATACGGTTGTTTTTTCTCCTATTGCCTATCAAAACAGCACTGCACCAATCTTTGGTATTCGACTGTTTAACCAGGGTAGGGGACTCATAAACAACAACTGCTGGTCTAACACCGATTCCAACGTTTATGGTGTTGATAGCAGGGACATTTGGATGTTTAACGGATCAGACTTTGCTCCTCTTGGCAATCAAAAAGTCCGTGATTACTTTTTCAACAATTTGAGTACAACGTATTCTGACCGTGTTTTCATGGTTAACAATACGCAAAAAAATCAGATTGAGATTTACTTTCCCGATTTAACTTCTACTGGTTGGTGCAACAAGATGTTGTCTTGGAGGTACGATTTACAAATCTGGAATGCTCCTAGAGACGTTGCTAATGCCTGTAGTGCTTGTGAGGCTCCAAAGCTTGTTAGCAGTGCGTTTAAGTACGCTTCTAGGACTGTTACTTACGCAAAGGGTGGAACTCCTAGTTCCCAACTTATCCAAACAGGTATTGGAAATTCGTTTAATGGTGTGGCAATTCCTGCTCTATTTGAACGAAATAACGTTGTATTGCAAACAGAAAAAGGTGCTGTTCCATACAGTGCCAAGCTTTATGTTCACCGGCTACTTCCAGAAATCGCAGGAACTGGTACTGTAAACATTACTACGGGTGGAGCTAACTCTACTGCCCAACCGGCTACTTATGGTCAAACAGGGGTTGTTTCTGTAGTAACAGATAATCCTTGGGTTACCAGCCAACAAAACAACGTAAGGACTGTTTCTGTTAAAGTACAGTCCAATGATGCTACAGATTCTTGGAATCTAACAGCCATTAACTGGCAAGCAACTGTTACTGAGGATGCGTTCTAATGCCTTATGCTCTTGATGGTAATCCCTCGCAATCGGAAATATCTGATGCGATTAATTACCTATTAAGCAATTTCAGTACAGGTGTTACTAGCGATCCCAATACTGGTGAGGTTAAAGGGCCAACAGGTAATATTCTTAGTTACCTGTATAAGTACATGGCTATTAAATATGCAGATTCGTTTGACGGGTCTGTAAACTTTAGTAATTCACCAACAAACCGTCAGTATTTTGGTTTAAGAAACAATGATGCTGCTGCTGAATCGTCTAATTTTACCGATTACATTTGGAATAAAGTAACCGGTGGATTTGGCACTACTAAGTTTCTCTGGTATGTATCTACTGGTGGAAGACAGATTCAGTTTGCTGTTTCTACAACTGCTCCAGATACAGGATGGTTGATTGACCCAGGTGCATCTATTGACTTAGATGTTGTCACCTCTGGAAACATTCCTGTTATTGCAGAAACGTTTTTCTCTTATTTCACACCTAACACTTTACAAGTTCCTCGATCTGGACTGCCGTTAACTCCTAGTTTTACAGGGGTACAGGCTGCTTTATATTCAATTGATAAAGGTTCTGTAGTTCCTTTTACTGATGCACAAACCGATTCAAACGTTGGTTTTGTAAACAATTCATGGCGTATTGGTAATTCTTCAACTACAGGAAACGGGGATATTTCTTATACCAACATAACGGTTGGTAGTCCTACTGATGGTGGTGATTTTGCTATATGGCCTGCACCAACTGCAATGTCGGCAAACCCTGCTTACATAAGCGTTCCTGTTCGCTATAAAAACAATCTTGGTGTTGTTACTCAAGCAGCAGTAGCAACTGTTCAGTTTATATTTGCAGACCCTGGTGCTACAGGATATTCTGGCCCAACAATTGACATTTCTGGTTTTACAGGATTTACGCAAAACGCTGGTGGAGCATTTACTCCAGCTACTGCTACTTTGTCGGCAATAACGACCAACGTTACTAGTCCTACTTATAGTTGGGCTATTACTGGTGGAACTCCTACTTCGTCTACAGCATCTTCCGTTGTTATAACTCCCAATTCTTCTGCTACTTCTGTAACAGTAGTATTGACGGTTAACGGATCAAACCTATCAAGCCCTGGAAGCAAGACCGTAGTAATGCCGATTGTTTATGATGGTGCTACTGGTGCTGCTGGTGCCAACGGTGTAATGTCTGCCTTTCCTACCATTTACCAATGGACAGGCTCTTCTACTCCTCCAACAAGACCTACTACCACATCGACTTATACATGGTCTACAGGGGCTTATACGGCTCCTAGCGGGTGGGCTTCGTCTGCTCCTAGCAATACCACTCAAGGTAATTATTTGTGGACTATTACCTATCCTTTAAACGTAAGTGCTACAACTACTACTTCAACGTTGGATTGGACAGACACCGGTAATCCTATTAGGGCAATTGCTTACAACGGAACTGTTGGCCCTACTGGATCGGCTGGTGCTGCTACTTTTGTAATCACAAGAACTGCAAATGATAGCTCTCCTCCAACAAATTCTGAAGTATCTGCTTTGCTTGGAAGAACTCCTGTTGCTGGAGACATTTGCACATTAAGTTATAACAGCAGCAACAATGCTATTGTTTATCGGTACATTACTTCTTGGACAACGTTTGTTACTTATATCACCGGAAGTCTAATTGTTTCAGACACAATTACCGGCGATAAGATTGCTGCCAATACTATTACTGGTGACAGAATTGCAGCTAATACGGTAACTGCAACAAACATTAACTCTAACAATCTTACCATTAAAGACAATTCAGGCGTTGTTTTGTTTGGAGCAGGAACTAATTTAAATTATGCAAATATTACTCCAGCAACAGGCTGGTTAAACTCCAACGTAACTATTAATGAAGTTACTGGCGTTATTTCTCTTGGTGGTGCTGGTGGTGGATCGGTAACAGCAGTCACTCCAAACAACAAAATATCATCTTCAAATATTAGCACTTACATGGCTAGTGCAGCCATTGGTACAGCGTATATTGGTGATTTGGCTGTAAATACAGTAAATATTGCAGGTCAAGCTGTAACATTTTCTACAATTACACAAAGCACTACGCAATTAAATATGCCAAATGGAACGCAATGGTATGACTATTTAACAACCCCATACACTTACATAACTGGAACTGGAATTGTAGTAATTCAATGGAATCCAATGTTAATTCTTGGTGGAGGTTCTTCTTTTGGTTATGGAAGAATTTCCATATCACAAGATGGAACTAACTGGACAATTATTGATGAAACATTGCTTGGATATATTGCAGTTGATGCAATGGGAGCTTCATTTTGTGGAATTACAAAAGCAACTCTTTCTGCTGGAAGTTATTATTTTAAATTGTCATTAATGGGAACTTCTGGTGGAGGAACTCGTTGCGAAAGAGCAAATATTCTTATATCAGAATTTAAAAAATGATTTATTTAATATATAACAATACTGGGCAAATTACTTGCACTGGAAACACACAAGTTTCTGAAGAAGAGTTTTTAAAATTAAACCCATTGTGTCTTTTTGTTTATGCAGATCAACAGTCTCAATATGTAAATGTTGAAACAAAATCTGTTGTTAATATGCCTGAGAAACCAAATAAATATTGCATATTTAACTATGACACAAAGCAATGGGTTGATCCAAGGACAGATCAAACGCAATGGGTAGTAGTAAAAACTCAACGTAACAAGCTTCTTGCTGAGTCAGATTGGACTCAATTGCCTGATGTTGAAATAAGCAACAAAGCAAAATGGGCAACATATCGTCAAGCATTGCGTGATATAACAACGCAAACCGATCCTTTCAATATTGTTTGGCCTTCCAAACCGGAGTAAATCATGGGCGCACCATCAGCACAAGTTCAATCACCTCAGAGTTCATCTGGAAAGGGTGTTGCACCATCTCAAGGACAGCAAATGTCTAGCGGCAAG